TTATCAGCACCCATTAATTTAGTATCAATCTGTTGGTTAATCTTGCTTATTTGCTCTCCATCAAGCATTGCCTCTTTATCTCCTGAGAATAATAAACCAGCTACACCACCATTGGCAAATGCTTTTGCTTTAGCCTTAGTACCTTCGTTAGAAGATGCAACCGTTAATGAAGCAGCCTTTAAAGGAGATTGACCATATAACTCAGTACCTGAAATATCAAACTTTGGATTAAAGAATTTAATATGTGCAACCTCATCAGCGTTGAACTGAATAGCCTGGTCTCCGATTTGTAATTTATAACCACCAATAGGTCTGAATGTACCGTTACCTATGATTTGAGTATATTGTGATGGCATTGGGTACATCTTTGTTGGAACTCCCTTGTTACGACCTACTTCAGGAATAAACTTGTAAGTGTAAGCGTTACCTGTAATCTCTAAGAAAGCCACCATTGATTCAATAAACTCTTGTTGACCTTGCATCTCGTTAGGTCTTGAAAGAATAGCGTTTAATTCCGTTCCATTAACCTCCTCAAGTCCTTTTTTAAGTAAATTGATAGGATTGTTCTTTGTTCTATTGAAACTCTTTTTGTTATTAACCACATAAACATAAAACGGCACAGAAGCAGCTTTCTTTGCAATCATATTAACTACCGCATAAACATCGGGATTATTCTGATAACCTTCAGCTACATAGGCTCTTGGATTATCAGGAATGTTATACATCATATCTCCGTTGAAATATGAAAATAAAGATTGAAAGTATTTGTTACCTGCATCGCCCTGAGATGGGATTATAGCAGCTTTAATTCTTTGTAAGAGATTCATAAGCAATTATTTTTACAAATTTACGATAATTTTATATAACTACGAACTCAAACTTCTTAAGTTCAAACCACATCCGCATCATTAGCGCATCGGAAATATCGGGAGACCTACCTAAATGTTCTTTGACTTTGTCTTTAGGAAGCACCGCAAGTTTACCATCCTTATCAGCATTGTGCCTTTGTACCCATTCAAGTTCTTCAGTTAATTCCTTTCTTATTGTTACATCTTCGCTCATTACCCAAACACCAGCTTGGTTTATTAGTTCAGCTAACTTATAATAGCACTCCGACTTTAAGTTTATGTAGTTACCTGTTAAGGCTTTGCTATTGTTAACGAATCCTTTAAAGCCATAGTCGACTACACCGCCTCCGACACCATCTTCATCACAAATAATCTGAGAATAAGGTATAGAATGTTTCTTTGCCAAGTGTTTAATGTAAGCTGCTACTTCATTAGTTGCTTTGTTTGCTAACTTATGTATCTCAATAACTCTAAAGCCTGACCAAACCATTATAATTGTCTTATCCTTACCAAAACGAGCAATATCGGCAGAAATATAACCTTTACCACTTTGGATATGTTCATTAGTAAATAAATCTACAATCTTATCGTATTCAATTAAAGCATTATCGTTGTCATCGTATTCCCAGTTACCAAATAACAACCTTTCTTTACTGGCTTTATCTAAAGATTGAAGTGATTGAATGTAATGGTCTGAAATATAAGGGTTATCCTGTATTAAAGATTGAATAAATGCTTTGCTTTCGCCTATTGTTTTATCCTTTGTAGGCTTATAGAAGTTATTGTAAACATATCCCTTTGCAGGGTTGCAAGTGCCTAACATCTTTGGAATTAAATTAAACTCCTTTAGCTTATATCTAATCCTTGACTTAACAATGTTCCAGGCTTTCTCTGTGATTTGGTTGCACTCATCTATAAACGCAAAAGAAATTTCAAGTGAGCCAAGTTCATCAAAATTAGGGTCTGAAGGATATTGAAACAAATCTTTTAAATAAATAGCCGAGCCATTTGAGAATGTAATAATATTGGATTGAGCGTTATAAACATAATGTTGCCCTGCTTTAATACCTTGCAGTTTGCATACATCGTAGAATGAATTTAAGGTAGTATCTTTTAAAGTCTTTAGGACTGCTCTACCCATTAAACCTCTTGAGCCTGGATATTTTAAGCAGCATTTAATAATCCAATAAACACCAAGTGCTGATTTACCCCCTGCTACTCCGCCTCCAAATATTACCTCGCTTGTTTTGTTGTCTTCTAATCTATCGAGTGCTTTAGTCTGCTTCTTCGTTAGTATCATAGGTTTTGGTCTCGTTGAAAGTAATACCTAAATCCATACCGCCTGTATGTTTTAAAGTAGTACCTAATCTTTCGGCTTCTTCAGGTGTTCCGATTAACTTATATAATCCCATTTGTAATGTAGGGTTTTCGCTTTTATACCACTTTGAACGCATTGATGTTTTAATCTCTATACGATTAGTTTCTAATTCCTCAAACATCTTTTTATAGTAGTCCGAATCGTTTGAAAAATGTTCATAAAATGTTGATTTACAACAAGGTAAGAACGCAACCACATCTTCTATAAAAAATAGCTTATGTTTCTTTATTTGTTCTATTGCGGTTTTAAATAATTCTTCTTTTTTGTATGCCATAATCTACTCCGTTCCTTTTAATTTTAATCGTTGGGTCAAGTTTACGCATTCGGTCTACTATTACCTGGCAATACTTTGGGTCTAATTCCATACCATAGCATTTACGATTTAATTGATGTGCTGCTACCATTGTCGAACCTGAACCAAGAAATAAATCTAATACTTTATCGTTTACTTTGCTACCATCATTTATTGCTTTTTCACATAATGGAATAGGTTTCATAGTAGGGTGTAAATCATTTTTTTGAGTTCTTGGTATATCCCAAATATCCATTCCATTTTTACCTCCGTAAAAATTATGTTCATTTACCCATCCATAAAAAATATGCTCACATTTAGACATATAATCTGAATTACTTAAAGTATGATTGCCTTTATTCCAAGTAATTAATGCCCTAACTTCTAAACCCGTTCTTTTTAAACTTTCAAAATACTCTCCTAATTTTAATCTATAAAAACAAATATAAAAAGCACCATTTACAAATAACTGAATATTTGAGTTAATAGCATCAAGAAAATCATCTCCATCTTCTTTTGACATTTTATCGTTTTTAATACAACCGTGTTTAGAATTAAAACTTTTACTTCCATCTGCGTGTATTCCTCCAGTAAAATCCATTAAGTAAGGAGGGTCTGTAAATGCCATATCAGCCTTTTGTCCATCCATTAACTTTGCTACTGCATCGCTATCAGTTGAATCGCCACATAATAACCTATGCTCCCCTATTTCAAATAAATCCCCTAATACAATATCCGTTTCAATTCCGCCTTCAGGTGCTTCAAAGTCATCTTCTTCAGCTTCTAATTCTTTACCAAAATCAGGAACATCTAATCCCCAAGCATCAAGTTCTTCTGCATCCCATTCGTTAGCTAACATATTCCAATCCCATTCGCCACCGCTTACATTGTCTTTAATAATAAACTGCTTTTGTTCTTGCTCTGTCAAATCTGAAACTTTAATAATTGGCACTTCTTTTAATCCAGCGTGTATACAAGCCTTTAATCGCATATTACCACCTAAAACAATCATATCATCGTTTACAACAATAGGTCTTATTTCAAGCATTTTAGGAAACTCCTGTATTGATGCTACTAATTTCTTAAACTTGTCATCCTTAATGATACGAGGATTATTAGGGTTTGACTTTACTAATTTTATGCTTACTAATTCGGTTTTCATTTTACAAAGGTAATATTTTTTTATAATTCAGCTACTTTTTGAGTGTATAGGTCAATCAATTCTTGATAGTCTAACTTACCCATCTTTTTTACCTGGTGTCTCTTGTGTTCAAGAAAATCCATTCCACCTTTACCTATTTCTTTTTCAAGTCTTTTATAGTATTCAATATAATTACCGCTTTTGGCAATATTGCATCCATAGCACTGGGGACGACAATTTTGTTCATCATATCTTAAACTCAATATACCTCTTGAATAAAAGTGTCCATTTTGTATCTTCTTATAAGGCAAAACCTTGTCGCAAGTAAAGCACTTAACATCTAAATTCTCATCAGCGTACTTTAATCGGATATAAATCGAAAATATAGCATCAGCTTTTTTCTTTAGGATTGTTGTACTCATTTCACAAGGATTTTATTATAAGATATTTCAAATACTACTCCCCAAATAATGCAGAATAAAAATACATCTAACATTCCAAAAATAGGTTTGTAAAAGATAATAGCCAAAGATACAAAAGCTAACATTAAAGCCTTAAATAAATGCCAAGCATCGGTTAAAAAGACTAACCAAGTAGAAGATAAAAAGAATCGTTCTCCGTTTAAGATACTACCGTTCTTCCATTTGTTCTTCCAGCTTAATCTCCAATCCCAAAACTTCTCATTCTTAAAGTCTCTAAAAACTGATATATCGTACCTGGTACTTAATACATCCATCAAAGCGTTACAAAAGGCTGCTAATATTACAAAGATTATACTCATATTTTATTATTTTAAATATTGTAACAATTAACTGGTTATAAAAAGGAGTAATTGCATATAATTGTGCCTTATATGACACTTTTATATGTACTTGCATATCATTTTGGCTTAAAACTGCACCCTATTGGGATTAAAAATGAGCCACAAAGTTATTTTATACCCTATCGGTGTTATCTGTTCACGAATCTTGAACACTCAATTTTAATGAACACTTATTCCACCATTGCGCCTATTTTTTTGCTCTACACCTATATTTTCCACCATAAAGCTAAAAATGGGTATTATTTTCCAAAGTCAATCTAAAGGCTTACTATTTTCTTTTGTTTGTCATATTATATCCGCACCTCCAAATTTTTCGTGTAACTCCTTTTCTGCAAACCATTTCTCGCAATCATTCCAACCATCACTATAAGAGTTCTCTCTCTCTTGCTTCTCCATTTCTTTGGCTGGTTCAATATCCTCTAAAAAATTATCTATCATTGTTGTTCTAACAATTCCATCTGGTTCAGATTCAATTATTAAAATTCTTCGTTTCAATTCAGATATTAACCAATCTACTGCTGTTTGTTTTTCCATTTTGTTTGTTGTTTAAAGGTTTATAATTTGTTAATTGTTTTTTTGCTGCTTGTTAAATGTTTTAGTAAAGTTTCATGCACTTTGTCCAGTTAAATCGTTAAAAAACAAGACATTACAACCTTTGTAATATTTACAGTTGTTAAATCTTATCAATCCCACCTATACATCTTTTACAAGTCATCTATCATCTCCAGCGTTTTAACTCTTTCAGTCAATTCAGATATAATTATTTCCGCTTCGTGCCTCAAAGTTAGTAACTCATTTCGTAAAAGCAAATTCTCTCCTTGCAAATCAGTCAATATCGTAAAAGCCAAATTAAGCGTTTCTAAGGCAGTTAAATTATCTTGGTAGGTCTTTGTACCTAATTTAGTTTTGTTTGCCTCTAATAGCTTTATTTGCATCACACAGAGTAAATCTGCTATCTTGTACAGAGTTGATTGCCTAAAATCAGTCTTTGGAATCCTTTTATCAAGGTCAGCCTCTAAAACGGCTTTTAATGTCTCACTTAACTCTGGTAACTTTCTCATCTGATAATATAAATTTCTTGTCTTGCGTTGGGTTAATTAGGCTTATAATTTCTCTTAAAGCATCCACATAATACTGCGAAGATAGCTTATGGATTGGTAATTGTTCAAATAATTCTAAACTAAAAAGCCTCGCTTCTGAATATTTAGCAAATTCTTGTAGTGTCATATCTTTTCTAATAAAACTTTGTTAAACATATCTTTTTTTACAATATACCCAAGTTCTTCATAAAGTTTAAGATACCGATAAACGGTCCTATTTGATACTTGAAGATATTTAGCTATTGTGTAAATGTTTCGTGATTTTTCTTGTAGTAGCTGCATCAATCTAATACACCTGTACATTTTGTGCTGATTCATAGTTAAAATGGCAATATTTTTGGTTCTTCAAATGTAACATAATTTCCTGCATAACTCTTAATTCCGTTAATTTCTTCATAATAGCAGTTTTTCCATCTATCAAAGAATAAAGTTGCCTCTCCTACTTCTCCTACTCCTTTTGGCTTTGTCTTTTGTACTATAATCTTTACTTCATTGCCCTGATATGGTGTCCCTTCTTTAGTTACCCCAAACGGTGGTCTCCAAACGCAAATCATTTGCTCTCCCTTTCTAAACGATGTTTCTCCTCCATCAATATATCGAGGGTCAGCAGGTGGATAGTATTTAATTCCTGTTTGTTCATCTACTACCTTAACCCCAGCTTCTCTTGCTATGTGCATAATGATTGTATGGTGGTAATTGTATTCTCTTGCATACATTCTAATTTTACCTAATACTCGAGCCATATACATATCTCTTTGTTCACCGTGTAATTCGTGCTTTACTTCGTTAAAAGGGTCAGTAGTAACCGTATCAAACTTAACTCCGTATTTCTCAACTGCATCGTGGAAGTCATCTAAAGTTATATCTTTTACTCCTAAATCCATAATGTAAAAATATTGACTAACTTCTAACCCATACCTGTACATCTCTTGTTTTGTTAATCGTGCTATCTTGTTACCATCTAAATCAAAGAAAGGTTTACCAACCCATTTGTGTATTATCTCTGCAAATATCTCTGCTGGAGTTCCCGTTTCGGGACTAAAGATTAAATGCTTCCAACCTTTGTTTTTTGATAAGTTAATAAGACATTCCCACCAAAATTCAGACTTGCCTGAAGCAGGAGTTCCGTAAATGTAAGAAGTTGCACCCTTTTTAAAGGAAATTAGCTTATCGACATCTCTAAAGCCTATTGTTTCTCCTTTGATTAATCCTGTGTCGTATAACGAATCTAATTCGCTTTGTACATCACTATATTGTTTTATAAAGTCCATTAGTAGTAAAATGTAGGTATGATAGGTGATTGTACTTTCTTTTTATTCTCATCTTTAAACCAGTTGTTTAGCATTGTATTTTTCCAATTGACTACCTGGTTGCCTTTGCTATTTTTCCAACCAAGATTGTTATAGTAATTAAAAGCCTTAGTTGCTGCTTCTTTAGAATATCCATTTTCATCAAAATAAATAATAACATCTTCTAAAACAGGAGGTATAAATATATCTTTCTTTTCTTTTTCTTTCTTTTCCTTTAATGGTTTTGTTTTGCTTTCGTTTAGGTTATGGTTTAGGTTATTGTTTGGGTTATTTTTGGGTTCTTCTTTTGTTGGTCTTCCTCCTTTTTTACCATTTGCAATACCAGTAAGCCTCTTTTTATTCATTTCTTCCATTCTATCATTTAAACTATTTGAATAGAAATAACCATCAGACTCTATAAATAATCCAACCCTAATAGCATCGTTTATAAAAGTTTGTAATTTGTTGGCATCTACCTGGAGTATAGATGAAAGAAGGTCAATACTATCTTTGTTTGATTCAAATTTAAAATCAGTTGTTTCTCTTAAAGTTTCAATAATTCCCCAAAATAAACCAATTCCTTCCCAGCCATAGATATATTTTATCTTTAGCATTTTAATATCTCTCGAAGCCGAACTATCGTGCGAGAAATAATAAGCATCCTTTTTATGTGCCATAAGTGTAAAAAAAAGAATCCCATCGGGAGAGAGTTTCGACAGGATTCGGGTTATAATAATAACCAATTTTTGATGATATCTAACAAGCTCTCTCCTTCCTATTAGGTATCTTAATACAATGCAAATATAACTATATTCTTCTTAATTTAAAGTATTTTGTCAATCTTTTATTCAAAGAGTAAACTGGTACTCCATACTTTTCAGCGTAATATGTCATTGATTTACCTTCTTTTAAATATTCTTCTAAAAAAGCATCAAATGTAGCATCAGCTTTTAAAGCTATTTTCTTGGTTTTTAAGTGCTTAGTCCTAATTCCTTTGGCTCTTAATACTTCTCTAATTCGTTTCTCAGATATTAAGTATTTCTTGCTTAAATCCTGAATGGTAAAATTACCTGTTCTATAT